TCCCTCTTATGGTTGGGTATGTAGAGTCAACAAAAATAATTTATTCAGAAACAGCTTAATAACAACCTAAAGGAGCCCTATGTCATTTAAACAATTTTACACAGAATCAATGCAGCAATGGGCTGGGGATAAACTATACGATGGTTATACTTCAGTTGATAGCGACCACAACCATCTCTTCGAAGTTAACGCAAGCGGAGATGGAGTTGCTTTAGCTGTTAAACCCGGTGATCACCAACACAATGTTGTTGGATGGAAAATACAAGAATCTGGTGGTCATATACATACTATAACAGAAGACCAACAAACTTAAGTGGTATCAAAATGGCAACAGGACAAAGAAAAAAAGAAATTGATGCAGCGATTGCCTTTATACTCCTAAAAAAGTTACTGACTCCTATCAATCAAACTGATGCTTTTAAGACAGGTGTAGTTGATGCTAAAGGTGTCGCTAAGGGTGATGATAAAGAATTGTCTGTTTTAGATAAAATTATATTCAAGCTAAAGCGTTTGATGGGTGGTAAGATACACGCCCTTAATAAGTTTATTTATGTCAAAACTCTTGGTGGTGACTACACTCGATATTTAATTCCTCAAGCAGGTATTGGTAGAAGAGCTGAAGTTAAAAGATTAATGAGAGACATTGAAAATCTTACAGAAAAGTACGAACTAGAGAGCATCGACGAGATGTTTGAAATGGTCTTACATGAAGAGTTACAACAGATGACCGATTATAACGGTTACATAAAAGAAGACTATTTTAAATAATACTTCAGTTGAGGATCATATGCCATCAGGACTAATATCATCATTCGCAAGCAAGTCAGGAAAATCTACATCAGAAGTAGAAAAACTCTGGGACAAAGCTAAAGCAGCAGCAGAGAAACAACTTGGAGTGTCTTCAGGTGATAATTTTTATCGGTTAACAACAGGCATCCTTAAGAGAATGTTAAAGATTGATGAAGATGGAGAAGGTGGTGCAGCTCCTGTAGCACCATCGAATACATTAACCACAGCCAACATAGCACCTGGTCAAAGCGGAACGTTCTCTGCAAAGATGACTCCTCTTTTCAAAAGAAAAAAGAAAAAGAAAAATGAGAGTATCGATTTGATAGAGAGTTATGGCAAGAACGATATCTAATGACGACAAACGTCTAAAACGACTCCCCAGCTACGTTAAGTATACACGAGAGGAAGGGGTGAAAACATCACTGGTTAAGCCAGGGTATTTTTACACATACAATTATAAATTTAATATGAATCCGTATTTCGATAGAACTTCATTTGAAGAGACTAGGTTTTATGATTGGTTTCCTTTGTGCTTTATTTACGATGCTTATAAATCTAAAGATCACGAGTTAATATATAGAGGTTTGAACTTTCATCACATACCAGTAAGAGCTAGACGATTGTGGATGACACGATTGAGAAAGTTTATTGGTGATGATGAATTAAATGATGATGAACGAATCAAACAAATGATTCAATACAAAGAACTATTTTATCTTTTTAGAAAAGCAACATTTGGCATTCGCCAATATCGTAGAGATCGAATGTTTGAAATACGTAGAGTTCCAGCAAATAAACTCGATGACTATATGAGTTTTGCATCCAAGACGTACTTTTCGGCCACACTGTCAGAGGTCGGATTAAACTACAAAGACTTCATTCCGTCAGTACATACTAAACGTAAAATATAAATACAACTAATTACACGTTAATCATAAATTGAGGTTATTTTTATGGCAGATGGATATTTTAATCCTTTCTCAAAATTCTTCCTACGAGGAAGACCCAGTGCTGAAAATGTACGGGAAAAACAGATCAATAAAAACACTCAAGGTATTAATGACCAAGATGCTTATTACAAGTACCTATATGGTCAACAAAATGGCAATGGGTACGACGATGGTTTCGCCAATGTATACGTAGCTCCCATTCATTTTGACCAATACTTTCAAAGCAAAAAAATAAGAATCCTTAAGTATCGTGAGATGGCATGGTATCCAGAAATCAATGATGCGTTAGACATGGTATCTGATGAAGCTATCGTAGAAGATGAAAATGGATTAATATTAACCCTTAATATTAACAGAGAAGTAACTAAACTTGAACAGCGACAAATAAGAGAACAGTGGGACTATGTTATCAACGACCTTTTTGTGGTTAAAGAAACATTGTGGGATCTCTTTAGGAAGTGGCTGGTTGAATCTGAAGTGTTCTTGGAATTAGTTCTCAATGATAAAAAAGATAGTATCATAGGACTAAGATCATTACCAGCATTTATTACTTACCCCGTATATGACGGTAGTAAGATAGCGTACTTTATTCAAAAAGTATTACCAGTATCACACAACGCAACAAACCAAACTGGTGCGCCAAATACAGATAAAGACGATAAACACCAAATTGTATTCCCACAAGAACAAATTGCATACGCAAACTACGGTGGATACCCAGGAACATCGAGAGCGGACGTTAGAGGCTACTTAGAGCCAGCTATCCGTATCTACAATATGTTACGATCATTAGAAGATTCAGTGGTGGTATACAGGCTTACAAGAGCACCAGAAAGACGTGTTTGGAATATTGAAGTAGGGAGAATGCCTACTGGTAAAGTAGAAGAGTATATTAAAAAACTCATCCATAAATACCGAAGACAAATAAATTACAATCCGAAAACTGGTGCCATAGATGCTTCGCAGAATGTTCAAGCATTATCTGAAGATTTCTGGTTTGCAAAGAGAGATGGGAACGGTACAAACGTTGAAACTCTTCCAAGCGCATCTAATCTAGGTGAACTTGGTGACTTGGAGTTCTTCAACGATAAGCTTCTTACAGTATTAAAAATACCTAAAGATCGACACAACACACCGAACGCCCAATATCAAGCAGGTTCAACTATTGAAAGAGATGAACTTAAGTTTTGGAATTTTGTTCAAAGATTACAAAAAAGATTTAAGAAACTTGTATTGGATGTATTCATGCAACAACTTCGTCTTAAAGGATTTGACCCAAAACTTGTTGATAGAAAATTATATCATATAAAATTTACAGAAGCAAATTTCTTTAAAGAGTATAAAGAGCTAGGACTATTAGAATTAAAACTAAATGTATTTAGCTCTCTATCAACTTTTATAGTTAGTGAAGAGAATCCTGACGGTGAATTTTCATGGGAATTCGTAGCGAAGAGTATGATGAATATGAAGGACGATGAGTACGAACTTAATGAAAAACTTAAAAACAAAGAACGCAAAGAAATTCTAGAAACTAGAATTGCATTCAAGGCAGACATGCTTAAAAAGAAAATTGAATTAGAACCAACAGAAGAAGAAGGCAACCCTGACGCACCCAAATCGGATGTAGCAGTACCGGAAGCCTAAGGAGAAAACATGGATAATAATGAATTGGATAAAGGATGGGAACTCCCAGGATTTCAAACCGACGATTTAGATAGATACACATCAGACATTGACCATTGGGAAGTAGCAGCTGACCAAGATTCATTAACTGGTAGAGTCATGAATAAAGATTATGCGACATTAAAAGATGACCTAGACAAGGTTGTTGCTAAAAAAATAGTGTCAAAAATTGATTCAGAAAAAGAAAATATCTCAATGACGTTTCAAAATCTTGACGATACCTATTAAAAAATAGTTTCAAGTGTCAAAAAAGTAGTAGCTGAACGTAAAAACCTCAGCTTTTCTTGTTTCCCTATGCATAAAAGCTGTTATAGCTATCCAAAGTGTTAAAAATTTTCTGTCTGATTTATAAATAATTAGAAATCAGACAAGGAGATTTTTAGATCATGACAAACAATAATATGAAGCTCATAACTGAATATGTTGATTTTGATGAATTAGAAGTTTTTACTGAATCTACTGAAGATGGGACAAAGAAAAATCTTAAAATCAAAGGCCCATTTATGGGTGCTGAAATTAAGAATAGAAATGGTCGTATCTACCCTCGTGAGTTATTAGAACGAGAAGTAGCTCGATTTACTATGGAAAAGATTGATAAAAAAAGAGCAATGGGAGAATTAGATCACCCACCAGTTCCTCAATTAAATCTTGACAGAGTAAGCCACTTAATAGAATCATTGGAAATGGAAGGCAATAAAGTTATTGGTGTAGCTAAAATATTAGATACGCCTATGGGAAATATTGCCAAGTCACTAATTGAATCCGGTGTCAACCTGGGAACTAGTTCTCGTGGTATCGGAACCTTGAAAGGTAATACAGTTAATCCAGACTTTAAACTACTTACAGTAGATATCGTTGGAGACCCTAGTTACACAGAAGCATATGTTGAAGGTATTCTTGAAAATAAAGAATATATAATCCAGGGCAACGACATTATCGAAGTTGCTGTTAGCAACCTCAAAACAAACTTAGACAATCACGGCTCTTCAATAATAAAAGAAGCTTTAGACGATTTTTTAACTGAATTAAGAAACAACTTATAAGGAGCACATTATGGACGAAAACATAATAGACTTTGCGAATCACTACATTACTGATAACTATGTGGATGTAGACTCAAAGAATGAAGAAGCTAAAGCAGTAAGATTGAAAGCATATCTTGCAGAAGAAGCCGAACAAAAAGAAAAACTTAAAACTCTTATTAGCGAAGACCATACTGATATTATCGGAAAAGCTACAGGGATATTATTAATAGATGAACAATCAACTCTAAAAAGAGGATCAGCTGACGCTGGACTGTTTGGTGATGTAGAAAAGTACCTATAATAACTTTTTTTTCAATAGTCAATTATAAATATTGATAACTAAAATAAATTTTTAGGAGGAATTCAAATGACAAAAATGGATAACATTTTAAAAAAATTAAAAGATGTTCTTTCAGAAGAAGACGTTAAATCTTTTCAAACTGAAGTATCAACAATGATTGAAGAAAAAGCTTCTATCAGAGTAGACGCTGAAAAAGTTAAGGTGGAACGACTTGCTGAAGAATATTGTGATATGAAAATTCAAGAAGGTGTTAAGAAAGTGGCAACAACTCTTATTAAAGAGTATGACCAAAAACTTGATGCGTTAGAATCTACTTTAGTTGAAAAACTAGACAAATTTCTTGACTTGGAAATTACATCAAAAATTTCTGAAGATACGTTAAAACAGATAGCTGTAAATGAAACATATGGCCCGATCATCATGGGTATACAATCATTATTTGAGCACCAGCATGTAGCTCTAGACAGTGATGGATATGCGTCTCTAAGAAAATATCAAGAGAAAATTAGTGAACTAACTGATCAACTTGCTGAATCTATTGCCGATAAAATCGAACTAGAAGAATCAGTTGACACAGCCGCTTCTAAGCTTCTTATTGCCAAGAAAACAGAACACATGACTGAAAGTGAAAAATCTTCAGTGTTCGAGTTCTTTTCTGGTAAAGCTCTTAACGAAACTCAAAGTAAACTTGATAATTTCATAGAGTTAATCACTGAAACAAAAGAAACAACTTCTAGTTTAGAAGCTAATAAAACTGTTATAAGCGAACAATCAGGTAGTATATCTGAAGACGAATATATCGCTGAAGAACGAACAATTAACCTTACTGAAAAAGATAAAGACATTGACGATATAGCTAATCAACAAGCAGATATCTATAGCGCAGCTAACAGATTTATCTAAAATTTTTTTCAAAAATATAAATATTAAAAAATATATAAATTCTTTAGGAGGATAATACATATGTATAGTACACCTGATAAAGCGAAATTGGTTCAAAAGTGGGAAAATGTTCCTGGCAATCTCTCTATTGCAGATATTGAAGATAGAGATACCAAAGAAAACATGGCAACACTTCTTGAAAACCAAACTACTCGACTATTCAATGATGGAAACGCATTCGGTTCCCTGAACGAAGCTTCACAAGCTTCAAACACACTAGGTACAGCAACACTAAACGATCCTAACGGTGGACAATTTAGACCTATGACTCTTGCACTTGTTAGAAGAACTTTCCCAGTTCTATTCGCTAACAAAGTAGTTGGTGTTCAGGCTATGAGTACTCCTGTTGGACTTGCTTACGCTCTAAGATTCTTATACAAAGACTTTCCACAGAATGAAGCAGCATTTAACGATGTAGCAAAATTCTCAGGATTCACTGGTAATGAACCACAGAACGGAACTGTACCATCAGTAAACAACCCTAACACTGCTCCTGGCCTAGACGTATCTGGTATTACATCAGCTATCGACACAGGTGTTGGCGCTCCTTCAGTATCTGGTGAGGCTTTCCAATTTGGTGGAACTGGCACAGAAAAAATGCCTGAACTATCATTCAGAGTTGACCAGACTTCAGTTGTAGCAAAAACTCGTAAAATGGCAGCAAGCTTCTCTCTAGAATCAGCACAGGACATCAAAGCGATGCACGGTGTTGACATTGAAAGAGAAATGTTAAGCGTACTTCAGTATGAAATAATGGCTGAGCTTGACAGAGAGCTTCTACAAAGAATGAAATCAGCAGCAGTTACTATCTCTTTCGGTGGAGAAGCAGTTACAAACATTGACGTAACAGCAAATAACCCACTTGACGGAAGATGGTCACAAGAAAGATATGCAGGACTTATTACTTCTATAATCAAGAAGTCAAATGACATTGCGATCTCAACCAGACGTGGCGCAGGTAACTTCGTTATCGTTTCAGGAAGAGTTGCAACTGCTCTACAAGCAGCTGGCCCACAATTCTCAAGAAACACAGCACTTGTTGACGCAACTACTACTCTTGCAGAAGTAGGAACAATCAACGGTACAATCACTGTTTACAGAGATTCATATGCTGTTAACGATTACGCTCTGATCGGTTACAAAGGCCCAGGTATCAGTGACTCAGGAATTATCTTTAGTCCATATATCACAGGCGTAACAAACAGAACTGTAGCTCAAGAAGACTTCAGTCCAAGACTAGGCGTTATGTCTAGATATGGAATCACTGATTCTCTACTTGGATCTGGTAGATACTACAGATTAATTAACTATCAAAACATGGCAGCAATTGTCCCTGGTTAATAGTTAATCTATACCCCCGAATAATAAAGGCAGTGAATTATCACTGCCTTTTTTTGTGTTTATATAAATAATAATAAAATGGAGTATTACTATGTCATTCGGTTCCTTTTATTTTATAGAGAAAGAAGAAGATGATTTCGATGTAGTCCATGACGACCAGGTGTACATCGACAAAAACCTAGATGGTGAAGTAGACGATGAAGTTAAAAAAGAATTAAAAAAAGAACTTGAAGACGATGACGACGAAGATGGTGACGAAGATGATGTTAAAATCAATGAGATCAAAAGGTCACCACGGCAAAAAAGACAAGTAGCAAGAGCCAAGAGAAGTGCAATTCAAACAGCAACTGGTGGCAAGTTCTACAATTCAAGCTTAAAAGACAGAGCTAAATTTCTTTCACGATTCGAATTTAAAAAAGTAACACCGACTACTGGTATTTTCATACCTAGAAAACGACCCCTTCCTCAACTAAAGTTGTTCAGACGACTTAGAAAAGCAGCTAAAGTCATGAGAAAATTCGGAAGAATTAGAGCTAAAGGTAAAGCAGCTAAGAAAAGATCAAAAGGTAAATTCTAAACGGAGTCATCATGGATGTAAGTGCAGTTGAATGTTCGGCAGTATTTAATATAAATCAACCCCAGGTTATTATGATACCTGGTTCTATATTTGCAAGTAGTTGCTTTAAGAAAGACTATTTTAATCATTTAACTAACCCGTGTTACGATAATGAAAAGAAAATGTTTGCCAACATAGCCACTGAAATGTGGAACCAACAGGGCGTTAAACTCATCTACTACAAAGTTGACTATAACACATCTTACGACAAATTATATGGCGAAGATCGAGATAGACATATCGAGAGACAATTCCCATTCCAAGGATACTTTATATTACCTACTGAAGAAGAGCTAATGACTCTATTTGGTATCGATGTAAAAGATATCTTCAAAATATACGTAGCTAAACAACACTTCGAAGTCGCTTCTACTCTCAGTAATACAGGCTGTGGAGTATATGAATATGATCCATACGAACCTTGTGAAGGCGATATAATCAAAGGCAAGTGGAATGATACATTCTATGAAGTCATTGAAGTGAAAGATTCTGAAGGTACAATGCTTCAAACTAAATTAGCATGGACTCTTATTGTTAGAATCTTCAGAGATAATCACTTTTCTGTTAATGAATTCCAACCTCCAATACCTTCAGTTAAAGCTAAAGAACTTGAAATATCTGCAGTTACAGATAAACCTACTGACATTCTCCAAATCAATGAAGAAATTGATGAAGAAAAAGAAGAGTTTCTATTCAATACATCAGCTGCTAACGAAGAACCAATAAACCCAGATCCTTACCCTCCGGTAAACGACGATCCCTTTGGTGGATGGTAGTACGATTAAAGCCATTTTAAAGAGGCTGGACAGCATTTAAAACTGAAGTATGATAGATAATACTTCAGTTTGATAGAGGGCCTTAGGGGCCCTTATACGGCTACTTTAGTTGATAATGTTCTTTTGATATAAAACCCATAATCCCTACATGTTATGCGATATAAAAATCTGGTGGTTGACTTTCCGATAAGATAGCATCAGTTGCTTTATCTTCCTCGATTAGAGCGTCTTGATATAAGACATCCCCATTTACCGTAGACTGACCTGGCATTGTAATACTATATTTCTTTAGATTTGTAGCCCATATCTTTTTTGATTTAGCTACTGCAAGTTGTCTGATGAGAATGTGATTATATAATTTATCACATTGTTCACGTCTCCACACACTAACCAGACCCACACCTCCGGCTTCCGGTGTTGGTGTCACTATCAATTCTTTTCTATTTTCTCTGTATTTAACTCCATACATTTTACCAAACATATTATACGCATCATTTTGATACATGAATGCTATTTGAGCACTAGCTAAAGACATTCCTTGTCCGAGAGCAGTTATAGAACCACCACCCCCCATTCCACCACCGCCACCACTACCAGCCATGCCGTAGAAGTTAAAGTTGTTTTGTAGGGTCATCCAATATGGATCAAATAAAAGAGATCCACCACCAGT